CAAAAACATTTAAGGTAATTCGTGGTATTAAACCAAATACTTTTGAGATTTACATCAATGATAAGATGTATAATCAAGATGCAAACGCTAGAGACTACCAAAAGTATTTGGAACAACAAATACTCAAACTGAACTATCGTAGTTTTACTCAGGTTGTTATTTTAGGATCATCTACCTTTATTCCTTTTATGCAACTCAAGGCTCGTCATCGTAGAGAAGTGGTTGAAGAGATTTTAGATATTCAAATTTTCTCTCTAATGAATATGCTTCTTAAACAGAAACTAAAAGGTATTTCAGAAGATCAGAGAGATGTAACTTATAATTTAGATTTAACATCTGAAAAGATAGAGTTGCAGAACAAGTATATTGAGAGTGTAAAAAAGAATAAAGATAAACTGATTAAAGAAAAGACTACTCTTATTACTGGTAATGAAGAAGAGGTACACAGTAGACAAGGTAAGATAAATGAACTAAAAAAGTTAAATGAATCTTTAGGGTTTAACACTTCTCATTCTGAGGAGAATAGTAAGAAGGTACAGAAGTTAAAGGGCCTTGATGCAACCCTAAAAGAGAAGCGTTCTGCTATAAAGAAGTATATGAATTTCTTTAAGAATAATGATGATTGTCCTACGTGTGAGCAACATATTGATGAGACATTTAAAGATAATATGATTGTAAAAAAACAATCTGAATATGATAAGTTCAATAAGGGTGTTGAGGATTTAAACCAAGAACTCAAACTATCTGAAGATTTACAGTCAGCCATTAATGATTATATTAAAAAGATACGAGAGAATGATGCTGAGATAGGGAAACTAAGTTACTCTCTCAAAGAACTTGAGAAGTTTAATAAAACTCTACAGTCAGAAGTTGATGAGTTGGATTCTGGTGAACTTAGTAAAGATGATATGAGTAAGTTAACCAAACTCAAAAAGTCCTTGAAGTCATACAACGAACAAAAAATAACATTGCAAGAAGATAAATCTTATGCAGAGGCCGCTCGTAGTATGTTGATGGATACTGGTATCAAGACAAAGATTATTAAACAGTATCTACCTATCATGAACAAACTGATAAACACATATCTTACTGCAATGGAGTTCTATGTAAACTTTACACTGAATGAAAACTTTGAGGAAACAATCAAGTCTAGATTTAGAGATGAGTTTACTTATCCCTCGTTCAGTGAAGGTGAGAAGATGCGTATTGACCTTGCACTACTCTTTACGTGGAGAGCGGTTGCAAAGATGAAGAACAGCACAAACACCAATCTATTGATACTGGATGAGATATTTGATAGCTCTCTCGACTCGACAGGTACAGATGAGTTTCTCAAGATACTCAATACTCTAGACGGTGAGAACGTATTTGTGATTAGTCATAAACAGGATGTGCTTGTAGATAAGTTTAGAAGTACAATACGATTTGAGAAGATAAAGAACTTTAGTCATGTGGCAGAATAATGGGTAAGAGATCAGACTTTGAAAGAAAACCTAGAGACTTCTATCCAACGCCGATAGAAGCCGTGTATCCTCTTTTAGAACATCTAGAGGAGAACTTTCTATTTGCTGAACCTTGTGCTGGTGATGGTGCATTAATCAATCATCTAGAAACAAAGGGCGTTTGTATGTGGGCAAGTGATATTGAACCACAGGCAGAAGGTATACATACAAGTTCATATGATAAACTAGGATTAGAAGAACTGATAGAGACAGAGTATATAATTACAAACCCGCCGTGGGACAGAAAAATATTACATCCAATGATTGAATTTTTTGCACCAAAGTTTCCTACTTGGTTACTATTTGATGCAGACTGGCCTCATACAAAACAGAGTAAAAAATACATAAGTATGTGTAGTAAGATCGTAAGTGTGGGACGAATCAAATGGTTTGGTAATATGACAGGCAAAGATAATTGTGCTTGGTACTTATTTGATGAGAAGAATAATGAACCTACAAAATTTTATGGAAGGACATAATATGATAAACGCATTAAGAAAAATGTATGAAGCAGACATTGCTCATGCACAAGCAAATATAGAAGTATATTTAACACGCCCAGCAGGGATTGGTGAGCATCCAGACTTGGTAGCAGCTGTTGATGAACAGATTGATAAAATGGCTCACGCTGAAGATAAATTAGAGGTATTGAATAAACATTATGGCCACACATCAATTAATTAAATCAGACAACTTACTACTAACAATTCCACTTTCTAATGTTAGTGAAGGTGCTGATCGTAAACAAATAAAAGAAGACTTACTTGAAACTATGGATAACTTCAAAGGCATTGGTCTATCTGGTAATCAAGTAGGAATCATGGAACGTGTTTTTGTAATGTATAGTGATTTTACAAAAAGAGAAAAGATTGTTTGTTTCAATCCTAAAATTATATTTTCAAGTGAAACTCAAGAACTTATGGATGAAGGATGCTTATCTTTTCCTGGCTTGTGGTTGAAAGTAAAAAGATCATCTTGGATTGAAGTTGAATATGAAGATGAAAACGGTGAAGTGATTAAAGACACTTTCACCGATTTAACTGCTAGAGTTTTCCAACATGAATATGATCATATGGAAGGACTTGACTTCACTAAAAAAGTTTCTAGACTCAGACTTGATAGAGCTAGAAAGCGTGTCACTAAACAAAGAAAGAAACTTATTAATATGTCTCTGTCCAGAGGTGAACTTCCAGAAATGACCATGCCAGACGGCGGTCTGGATTTACCATATAATAATGGGCCGTGATAGTAAAAACGATTAAGCAACCATTGCAATGAACTTATTGAGTAGTGGGCGACTTGAAATGCGACCAGCTGAAGACTTTGCAAAAGCAGTCTTCAGTTTTGCTTTAGAAGCACCAACCAACTCATCAGACATTTCAAATTCCTCAACATTCAATTGTGCAGCGCCAGGCAGAATGTAGTACTCATCATATCCTTTTGACTTTGAAACAAACACATTGTTTTTCTTGAGGTCAGAAAGTGCTTTCACAATTTCAACATCACCATTGTATTTGGAATTCCACCCTTCAACAGCATACCGTAGAGTATCAGCTTTTACTCTACCGCCCCGGCCGGAACCAGCAACAAAGAAACCAACAACATTCATTTCTGAAACACGATTCTTTAACAATTCTAGAAGAGCAGGAGTTACATTAAGTCTTCTGTTCCACTTATCATTATCAATTTCTACTGTCTTGTTGGTTACAGGATCAGTGATTACCATTTTCTCTGATAAAGTAGAATAACCTAAGAAGTGCTTACCGAAACTAGGACTACCTGTTTTAGTATCTAGCATCCACTCACTTTTTGTAGATAAGGAACTACCAGCACCATCAGTTAAGAAAATACTGTGAACTTTTTGAACACCACTTTCTTTCTTGAACTTAGGAACAATATTCATCATTGCGAGAATAGCTTCGTTTAGTGGAGTTCCGCCTAACTGATAACTACGTGTAGCACGCTGTGGATATCCATCAACATTCCAATCACGATTTCCCCACTGATTAGCAATCATCCAGACATAGTGCATCATTTTCATTTCTTCTTCAATAGTCATCTTTGAAGAAAAGAAATTCAACATTGCAAAATTACGCAATTGAAAAACACCAGCTTCTCTTTCAAGTTCTACTTCATTGAATTTTGAATAAACATCAGAAAATGCAAACACTTCAAAAGGAATGTTAGTTCTGCGGCAAAACCAGATTAGGTTAAACAATTGTGAAAGAGTACCATTAAGGTTTTCAGCCATTGAACCAGACCAATCTAAGCACATTACCAAACCATGACTTGTAGCGCCAGGCAGAGTAGTTACTTTCTTAAACAAATCTTCATTGTACTTGTAAGTGTGTAACTTTCCCATATCCAAAGAACCAGTTTTAGAAACTGCTGCACGAGCATACGCATCAGCAGATTTCTTCATTTCAAATTCTTTGACCATATAGGCAACGGTTTTCTTAGAAGACTTTTTAAGTTCATTGATTTCATTAGAAGTTGAAATAAAGTACATATCTTTTTTATAATACTTTTCGTTCTCCTCAATAACTTTCTTGTAAGGAACAACAACATCATCTAAATCAATATCGTTGATACGAACATAGTCAACATTTTGAGCGTTCATGTCACGAGCATCAGTGATAGACTTACCAAACTTTGAGTCAGTTTCAGCAGTAATATTTGGAGTTGATGCAGCACCCTCTCCACCTTTACCACCTTCGACAACATCTTTTGTATCAGGAACTTTTAATTCTTTTTTATCATCAGTGGATGCATCATCAGCATCATCAGAATCATCACCACTAGAATTGGCATTGCTATTATCATCATCAGACTTAGAAACATCTTTTGAAATATCATTTTTTTCTCCTTCTTCTTTACCAGTTTTACCAGACTCACCTTCACCAGTAGGATCAGACTTATCAGATTTACCGTTACCAGCTTCACCAGACTCACCTTCATCAGACTCATCAGGAGAACCCATCGACTCAGGATTATCAGACATCCATGCAATTAACTCTTCTGCAAGATCAAGAACATTATCGGGCGTTTCAGTCTTTGCAGTACGATCAACCCAAACCTTTTCTTCATCAGAGAAAACAACATCAGTGTTACCTTTAAAGAAAAGATTGATACGATCAATAAGATTGAAAGTGGCTAGGTCTTTACCAGACGTTCCAAAGAAATCTTTTTTGATTAAAGAATCATACCCTGCATTGAAGATACGAACAGTACCAAGATACTTGTTCTTAACTTTCTTTTCAATACGAGCATCCTCAAGAACATTAATAACTGAATGTTCAATCTTACGAATAGTTGCATCTTCTAACATAGACAAAGGAGTCTCAAGAGCATGACCAATTTCATGACAAACCATGAGCTCTTCTTCTACATCATTGATTGCATTTTCTTTCCAGATAGGAAGACCCAACTCACGATTCTTTACATCAAAGTAAGCGGTTTCCATCTGTTTATGAATTACGAAAATGTCCTCTTCAGCAAGGAGTTTCGCAATGGTGTTCTTTTTATTTCTCATCATATTATTATATTACCATACTAATTAAGATTTGTCAACAATTATTTTACTTTATTTAGGAATAATTCAACTTTTCCTAACGAATCTCTTATCTCTTGATTATTATTAATAATACCATGCTCAGGGACATTTGTCAACAAAAATCTTTTTTTTAAGTCATTGATTCTAAAGAGAAAAAAAATTATTTTTTTGTTGACAAACCTTATTCCATAGTGTATACTAATAATATAATCAAGAGAGAGAGAGAAAATTATGAATAATGAATTAAAGATTTTTATGAATGAACTTTGGGGTGCTGAAGGTGAATTTGTTGATACTCCCCTTGGTCGAGGTGAAATTGAAGAAGTTCGCACAATGGCCGGAACTGACTTTTCAGTTAGGGTAAAAATCCCTAATATAGATGGTTCTACTTTGTTTTCTGGTTTAACACTATTTGAGTTTAATGCATAATGAATATTAGACTCAAAGGTGTAACTGGCCACGGTAAGAACCGTATTCGTGAACAGGGTGATGTTTGGGAAGTTCTTACTATACAGGATGTTGGTATTATTTCCATGACTCCCATGCCCAGTAATTCACCTATAAAATCAGTAGCTACTAATGAGTGGCGTTGGTTAGATAAAAAAGACTTTGAAATAATTGAAAATAACTGTTGACAAATGTATTTCACTGTGTTATTATAAGATATGATGAAAATTGAGAGAGAAAAAAATATGACTGTAAAACTTACTCCACGTAAAAAATTGTTTGTGGAAGCTGCATCTGAGATGTTTGGTGCTGGTGCGACACTTTCAAAAGCACAAACCAAGGAAGTTGCTGCAAAAGCAAGTATTCCGTTTCCTACTTGGTTTCGTAAGTCTTGCTCAGTAGGTTATAATGCATACAAGTTGCCGGGCGAAACAATCCCAGCTCCTGTTGCTGCACCTATTCCTGAGTCGATAAATACTACTGTGAATTTAGTTGCATCATCTAGTATTGATAATTTAGTTCCAACTGGCTTTGAAGGTTTTGTCGAGTGGGGCCACTTCTCAACTCTGACCAAGATTATTAAATCAAAGTTATTCTATCCTGTCTTCATTACTGGTCTTTCTGGTAACGGTAAGACTCTGATGGTCGAACAGATTCACGCCAAGTTCAAGAAAGAACTTATTCGTGTGAACATCACCATTGAGACTGATGAGGATGATTTGCTTGGTGGATTTCGTTTGATAAACGGTGAGACTAAGTTTGTTCCTGGCCCTGTTATCGAAGCGATGGAGCGTGGTTGCACATTACTTCTTGATGAGTGTGATCTAGGTTCTAACAAGTTACTTGCACTACAACCTGTTCTTGAGGGTAAAGGTGTTTACCTCAAGAAAGTAAACAAGTGGATTACTCCTAAAGATGGGTTCAATGTGATTGCTACTGCAAACACAAAAGGTAAGGGTTCAGAAGATGGCCGGTTCATTGGAACCAACATTCTCAACGAAGCTTTCCTTGAGAGATTTGCAATTACTATCGAGCAACCATATCCTGCTGCTGCGATTGAAAAGAAAATCGTTATGGGTTCAATCCGTAAGTATTGCTCTTCTGATACAGATGTTGACCTTGATGGTTTTGCAACCAACTTAGTTACTTGGTCTGAAGTTATTCGTAAGACTTTCTTTGATGGTGGAGTCGATGAGCTCATCTCAACTCGCCGTCTGGATCACATCGTAAAAGCGTTTGCAATCTTTGGTGACAAGATGAAGTCTATCGAACTTTGTGTCGCTCGGTTTGATGAAGATACCAAAGCTTCCTTCATGGATTTATACACCAAGATTGATGCTGGTGTGGATGTCAGTGGTGAAGCTTCTGAGGAAGTTTCAGATACATCAGATGTTTCTGGTGATGCTTTCTAAAAAGTTCTCTCTAAACTTGGGGATACTGGAAACGGTATCCCTATTTTTTTTAAAGTGCATTGACTTTTAGGGCTACATGGTGTATATATAATAGAGAAGATGCCATAAAGGGTCTTCATAATAATCTTGCTTAGTAAAGGAGATATAAAATGGTTACGAGCAACACACTGAGTCTATTCAACGAAAATTTCAATAAACTTACACCCTATGCAGTAGGGTTCGATCATGTATTCGACACTCTTAATAGATATGTTGATAATCAACAAGCACAAGGATTCCCGCCCTACAACATTCGGAAGGAAGGTGACTACCACTATGTCATTGAGATGGCATTAGCGGGCTTCGGTAAAGAAGACATCCAAGTGGAAATTGTTGAAAACACTCTTTCAGTTCGTTCTATAAAAGAAAATTCTGAAGATGAAGATACGCAATATCGTGGAATTTCTTTTCGCAGATTTGAACGTAAATTCACTCTTGCTGATGATCTTGTTGTAAATAATGCAAACCTAGAAAATGGTATGCTTTATATTGATATAGAACGTATTGTACCAGAGGAAAAGAAGCCTCGACTAATTGAAGTGAAATAAACTCATAATAACAAGGAAAGGGGAATTGACTTTTGTTCCCCTTTCCTCTATTATAGTTATATATTAAGGAGATATTTATGAGCGAAGAAAATGTAGTATTACCATTATTAGGTATAGATGGTGATGATAAAATGGAAATTACCATTGAACCACAAATTCATCATATGGTTGCAAAAGTTAAATTTCATAAGTCTGTTGTAGATCAAATTAATGAAGAAATTGATAATGTATCAATTGCTAATGCTAAATCAAATGAAAATAATCTTGTTGGACAATTTAGACAAGATGAAAGATCAGCTCAACTTGAAATGAATTTGTCTACAGCTGTTGGAACTCAATTCAAAACAATTTTAAATTCTGCTGGAACAGCATTTTTGAATAACGGTTATAATAAAAAGTCTTATGCAGATTGTTATACTGTTTGGAGCAATCATTGTTATAGTGGTGATTATAATCCATTGCACGAACACAGCACACCAACGTATGCTGGTTTATCTGGATTTATGTGGTTAAAGTTACCTGATGAAATGTTGGAACGTCAACTAAAGCGTGGTCAACACAGAGTTAATTTAAATACAACTGTTGGTCAGTATGATGGTTGGAATCATATTATTTGGGGATTAAATTCAAAATCAGATATTTATAGATTAAAAACTCCAACTGAAGAATTTGTTCAGCCAGAAATTGGAACTATGTATATTTTTCCTAAATGGTTGCGTCATCAAGTTATGCCGTTTTATGGTAATGGTGAACGCCGTTCTCTTGGTATGAATTGGAATGTTATTGAATCTCAAAGTGAAATGCAAAAAATGATGACACCATCAGAGTATTCTAGTTTTGTTGAAAGGATTCCTGATGATTGGAATAGAAACGAAATCTACCCTATGGATTTGGGTGGAATTACAGTTCATGTGAAGTTAGATGATGTCTGATTTTATTCATACTGTAGAAATGCTTGATACATCACTCTGCGATGATTTAATAGATTATTATCATAACAGTAGTGAATATAAACAAAAAGGTGTTGTTAGTGGAGGGCTTAAACCCGAATCTAAAACATCTACAGATGTTACAATTTACCCCAACTCATCAAATAAATCTGTAGTAACCTATTTGAAGTTTGTAAATCAAGTTCTTGGTAGTTACAAAGAAACGTATGATGCGTTCATGTATCCAGTTTGTTTTGCAGAGGGAATGAACATTCAATACTATGAGCCAGGCGAAGGGTTTCCCAAGTGGCACTGTGAACGAGGTATGTATCAAACTAATCAAAGAGCATTAGCGTTCATGACATACCTAAACGATGTAACAGACGGTGGTGAAACTGAATGGTTGTATCAGGACAAAAAGTTAACACCAAAAAAAGGTTTAACTGCAATCTGGCCTACTGACTTCACACATACACATAGAGGTATTATATCTCCAACAGAAACTAAAATTATTATTACTGGTTGGTTCAACTATGTGGATGTTGCTGGAGCACATAATTATTACACTTCTGAGTATGCAAAGGTGATTACTCAAATGAAAGAAAATCCAGACATGGAAGTAAGCCTTAACTTGGAAGATAAATTAAATGGATAAGTATGAAAATTTTATAGAAACTGCAAATTGGAGTGTGAGAGAGGAGCCTGCTGTAAAAATATTTAGTCTAGACCTTCCTCAAGAAATTGTTGATGAAGTAAACGAATATATTGACAATGACACTATTCCTAATAATGTCAATTATGCTGCAAATCTAGCAGGACAACTAAAACAAAATGAAAAGTCTGCACAATTAGATTTTGATTGTAGTGCTGGTGTTGGTTTGCAACTAAAGAGTCTTTTAGATACAATGGCCACTGCATACTTACAGAAGGCATATAGTCGTATATCTAAAGCAATGGTTTCTGATTTATGGACAAATCATGCATACGCTGGAGACTACAATCCATTACACGATCATGGTGTTAAAACAGAAGCTGGACTTAGTGGTTTTCTATGGTTGAAGGTTCCAAGTTGTATCAAAGGTGTTACTGAGGATGACATTGCAAAACAGGGATTGACTAATGCCTCTGGTCTTTGTGATGGTTGGACACAACTAGTTTGGGGTACAACTACTCGTAAGGATGTAATGCAACTAAGACCAGTAACAGAATCTTATGAGCAACCTGTAGCTGGTCGTTTGATAATCTTTCCAAACTGGTTAAAGCATCAAGTGTTTCCTTTCTTTGGTGAAGGCGAAAGACGTTCTTTAGCAGTAAACTGGAATATTTTTGATACTAAAAAAGAATTAGAGGCTCATCTTAATGGAGAAGTACAATAATTAATTACAAATATAATGAGAATAATGCTCTTAAAGAATTGAAAGAGTATATCGACTCGACATATAATGAACACTATAGCACGAACCACTTTCAAGCTACAGAGTTCATTATTGACGGTGGACATGGTGAAGGTTTCTGTATCGGCAACATCATGAAATACGCACAACGATATGGAAAAAAAGATGGTTATAATAAAAGGGACTTGCTAAAGGTCATCCATTATGGTATTATAGCTTTACACAATCACGATATTATGGAGAAAAGTGAAAATGAAACTAACTAACGAAACGATTAATGTATTGAAGAACTTCTCAACTATTAATCAAAACCTTGTAATTAAAGAAGGTAGCTCTATTTCTACTATGTCTGCAATGAAAAACATTATTGCAAAAGCGACAGTAGAAGAGAAATTTGAAAAAGAATTTGCTATTTACGATTTGAATGAATTCCTATCAGCACTATCCCTCTTTACAAATCCAAATCTAGATTTCAATGATAATTATGTTGTTATGACTGAAGATGGTTCTAATGGCAAATCTTTGAAGTATTGGTACTCTGACCCCTCTGTTGTTACTTCCCCAACTAAAGAAGTTACAATGCCTTCTAGTGAAGTTCAATTTAACTTATCCAGTGATACTCTATCTGAAGTAACAAAGGCTGCAGCAGTTATCGGTGTTCCTGATATGGTTCTTGAGTCTGGTGAACTTCGTGTCACAGATAAAAAGAATGATACTGCGAATAGTTACTCTACTCAAGTTGTTCAGAGTAATGATGCAGCAGAGGCTTATAAGTTCTGGTTTAAAGTAGAGAATCTTAAACTACTTCAAGGAAGTTATGATGTCCAAGTTTCTGCAAAGAAAATCAGTTACTTTAAAAACTCTAACTTTGATATTGAATACTTTATTGCCCTAGAACCTGAGTCGTCCTATGGTAATTAATCATGGACACATTTTTATGGGTAGAGCAGTATCGCCCTAAAACTGTTGATGATTGTATTCTACCAGAGTCTCTAAAAAATACATTTAAAGAGTTTGTAGAAGTTGGTAATGTTCCAAATATAATTCTATCTGGTGGTCCAGGCGTTGGTAAGACAACTATCGCAAAGGCTGTACTGGATGAAATTGGTGCAACATCTATGATGGTCAATGGTTCAGAGGAGTCTGGTATTGACGTTCTCCGAACCAAGATTAAAAACTTTGCATCTACTGTATCTCTCGAAGGTGGTAGAAAGTATCTAATACTTGATGAAGCAGACTATCTAAATCCACAATCTACTCAACCAGCCTTACGTGGTTTCATGGAAGAGTTTCATAAGAACTGTGGATTTATTCTGACTTGTAATTACAAGAATAGATTGATTGAACCATTACACTCTCGTTGTAGTGTGATTGACTTTATGATTCCAAAGTCTGAAAAACCAAATCTTGCTATGGACTTCATGAAACGTGTGGAGTTTATTCTACAGAGTGAGAGTGTAGAGTATGATAAGAAAGTTCTTGTTGAAGTTATACAAAGACACTTTCCAGATTGGCGGCGTATTCTAAACGAACTGCAAAGGTATTCTATTTCTGGTAGAATTGATGCTGGTATCCTAGTTGATATGGCAGAGATAAATATTAAAGAAGTCATGAAGTTCATGAAAGAAAAGGAGTTCACAAATGTTCGTAGATGGGTTGTTAATAATCTTGATATGGATTCTGTACGGCTTTTCCGTAGTATTTACGATAACCTTTATACTTTTCTTGATCATAGTACTATACCTCATGTTGTCGTTGTATTGGCTGAGTATCAACATAAAGCAGCGTTTACTGCCGATCAAGAGATAAACCTTCTTGCGTGTCTTACAGAAATCATGGCAAGAGGAAAGTTTAAATGAGTAAAGTTGTAGACATATATGATGATGTTTTTGAGGAGCATAATGCTAGCATATTAGATGATAATATGAAACAACTTCGTTGGAAATATGATTATCATTCAAATCCAAAAGAAGTAAATAAACACTGGCATATTTTGTGCGGTCATAACAAAGAAGAATGTGATACTGCTGGATATGATTGGGCTGATGAGATGTTTGATCTCTTTAAAACTAAGTTTGGTTTTAAAGATAAATATATGGTAGAGAAGTATGTAAGAATTTATTGTAATGCTCACACTCATGGTTTAGAACCACATATGCATACAGATGATGGAGATTTTACCATGATCTATTATCCAAGGCTTGATTGGAAAAGTGATGCATGGGGTGGTGGAACTTTGATTGACGGACAACTAGTTCCATACAAGGGTAATAGATTAGTGGTATTTGATGCATATCTGGATCATAAAGCTATGCCTGTATCTAGAGAGTGTTATGAACTTAGAAATGTAGTTGTTTTTAAGTGCAATGTAAAGGATGCAAATCGTGACAGACTTGACTTTTACAAAGAAAATTGATTTTCTTAAAAGTATAGGTTCTGACAAAATTGAGCATAGTGGTGCAACACTACTAGAACATCTAATAGGAACCAGTGAAAAGTTAAAAGAGATGGGAGCTCCACAGTATCTACAAGATGCTGGTCTATTTCATTCTGTATATGGAACTGTATACTTCAGGCCAGATGATGGTTTAGTAGAAGACCGTCAAGGTGTTAAAGACTTGATAGGTGATCAGGCTGAAGAAATTGCGTACTGGTTTTGCATACTAGATAAACCTAGAACTGAAAATATATGGAATATTAAATCTGACAAACTGAGACAAGACTTAATTATGTTAGAACAAGCAAATCAGGATGATATGTCAGATAGTAATATGATGACATGGGAAGAAGCATACGATGTATGAGTTGAAAGTAAAGAGTGGAACGTATACAGCAGATAGTTTTCTTGAGCTATGTTGGACAGTATTTCGTCACCGATTAAATCACTTCCGTAAAGGTGAAGGGTTTAGAGATTAATGTATGAATTAAAAGACTATCTTAACGCCATAAACCATACAAAAGAAAAGTTAATGGATACAGAAGATGAAGAATGGGAGAGAAAGTATTCACCGTTCATCGTAAACAAGTGTCTAGCTCCATTTCAAGACACTATTCTGTTAGTTAACGAAATGAACCAATATCCTAATATAGACAAAAAACTTCAGTTTGACTTTTTAATAAATAGTTTACGTGCAAGGAAAAGATTTACTCCTTGGGTGAAGGCGAAAAAGTTAGACGATATAGAGTATGTTAAAGAGTTTTATGGATACAATAACAATAAAGCAAAGATAGCTCTTACTATACTAAATGATGACCAAATCGCCACCATAAAACAAAAATTAAATAAAGGTGGAAAACAAAATGGAAGAAGTTAATTGGACGCAGGAACATATGTTAGAAGTTGGGTTAAAAGAACCTGACGATTTTTTGAAAGTTCGTGAGACACTATCACGAATTGGTGTTGCGAGTAGAAAAGAACGAAAGCTATACCAATCATGCCACATACTTCATAAACAAGGTAAGTATTATATAGTTCACTTTAAAGAGTTGTTTGCTTTAGATGGAAAACAAACAAATCTAAGTGAAAACGATATTGCACGTAGAAACACTATTTCTAACCTACTTAAAGATTGGGGTTTGATTTCTATTATGGGTGATGCATCTAATGTTGCACCTCTTAGTCAAATTAAGGTTTTATCTTTTCGTGAAAAAAGTGAGTGGACTTTAGAGACTAAGTATAATATTGGTAAAAAGAAAGAGGCCTAATGGAACAGTTCAAATCTTTTATCACAGAGGAAGTTCAAAATGATAAAATAACAGTTATTATTTTGACTAATTCAGAATCAAAAAAACCAGAAATTGTTAATGGTATGCTATTAAAAGCGTGTGCAGATTTAGGATTGTCCTGTTATAGAGGGGTGACAACTGAAGCTTGGATATCAGATAATGATATTGAAAAGGGTATAATTTCTATAAAGAACCATGATGGTGAAGAAAAAGACA